AATCTCTCCATCTCCGCCAAACGAACAAAAACCACCGTAAATACGGTGGTTTTCTTTTGTATACACGATTTTTACACGATTGTGTTCAATATCTTCACTGCACGTTCTTCCTCTCGTGGGTAGAGGTGCGAGTAGGTATTCCATGTCATTGATATGTTGGAGTGACCTAAACGCCGTGCTATCTCCTGAATGTTTATGCCCTCATTGGCGAGCAGGGAAGCGTGGCTGTGACGGAAGTCATGAATACGGATACGTTTGACACCTGCCAAGTCTGCAAACTTCTTGTTTGTCTTTTCAAGGGACGTGTCACGAATAGGACGCTCACCGCCGCAGATGTACATATCATCATTGAACTTCGGTACAGCTTTCTTACAGCGTTCGTAATGTTCTGACAGCACTGCTCTTAATGGCTCTGGTATCTGTATCGTCCGTATGCTTGGCTTGTTCTTTGGCGGCGTGATACGATCACCGCCTTTGAGCTTCTGAGCAATGCTCTTGGTGATGGATATGTAGCCGTCTTTTATATCCGTCCATTGCAGAGCGTATATCTCGCCTTTTCGCATACCCATGTAAAATGCTATGTTGAAAAATACATAGTAGTTCCATTCGTACATTGAGCCGCCGTCCTCTGCTTCCTGAGCGTAATTCTTAGCTGCCGATATGTATTTCTTGAACTCGTCAGGCGTGTAGAAAAGCATTTCTTTCTTGGCTTCAAGGGGCGCTTTGAAGTTTCCTGCGGTGATAACGGGGTTTTTCGGAATGTATTCCATTTTCACAGCATAGTTCATCATTGCACGAAATTCGCCATAAATGTTCTTTCGAGTGACGATAGCCAATCCCTGCTCTGACAGCTCCTGTTTCCATTTCTGCACCATTGGTACGTTCAGATTATCTATCCTAACGCTTCCAAAGGTGGGCAGGACGTTCTTTTTCAGTATTCTTAGGGACTTGTCCAGTGATGTTTCACGGACCTCTGAACACTTGGCGGTGATGTACTCCGTGAATAGCTGTCCGATAGTCATTTTCGGAGTTATCTCTTTAGCATTGAGCTTTTGTGTAAGCTGGATTTCAAGCTGCTTAGCCGTCTCTGCACCGAACGCCACACGGTCTATCTGATGAGGCTTTCCGAAACTGTCCGTATAATTGACACGCACACGATATTTTTGCAGACCGTCTTTTCTGATGTTCTTTCCGTTTTTGTCTGTCATTTTGTAGATTGGCATAAATATTCCTCCTATTCTTGACACTTCCTCGAAAGTGTGCTACAATAAAAGGGCAAAATTCGCCCTTTCTTAACGGGTTGGGGTGTGAATTTTAATTGAGCTGATATTGGTAGTATCCGCTCTGCTCGCCTCTGAGTGTTGGTAGCACTTGGGGGCGAGATTTTTTATTTACTATTTTTATCAATAAACCTGGATGTTTTAGCCAAGTAATCAGGCATTGGCATTTGTATTGCAAAGCAGCCAGGAGTAGTGCAAGATGAATGCAATGAAATATTATCAATGCTTATGTATTCTGATAAGTCTTTAAGCGACTTTTTTAGCTTGCTTACAGGAAGTTGCGGCGTATGCAAGAACTCGAATGAAACTGAATTTTGCTTGTATAAAACATCTATCTTTTCTAATTTTAGAACTACATCAAAAGTCATTTTATAGTAGCAGACTATATATTCGGCATTTTCTTTCATGAACTTTTTACAAATACGGGGGTAATCATCAAGGTCATTCATCATTGTAGCTTTTTCTGCATATTTAGGGGTAGAATAAATTTGAAAGCTGTTGGTTTCGGTAACTGGTTGCTTTGCTTTGGAAGAAGAATTATGCTCTTGTAAATGCTCTTCCTTTTTGAGACGCATTTTTATTTTGCTTGTTCTTTTGGTCATACGAGACAAAACATTTCTGTCCCATAGCTCTATTCCATTAACTTTTGCTAACTGTTTTGCTGGCTCAGTAAAGTATTGATTTGTCATAACAACGCCTTTATTACAACCATAATATGCAAGTCCGCCAATTACTTCTTGTATAGGTTTATTGTCAAGTTTGTGGCTATAGCATTTACATTGTATTGCATATTTTCGCATACCTTTTCTTGCAATAATGTCGACGCCATAGTCTCCAGAGCCTTGTGTAACTTTTACGTCATAAAAGCCGTTCATCTTCAAGATATCAGCACAAGCAAATTCGAATCTATGACCTTCCATATTATCAAGCTGAGACATTGTATATTTTCGATTAAAAAATCCGAATATTTTGAGAATAAGAAGTATGCCAATAACCGATAAAATGATTATTTTGGCTTTAGTAGAGAGATGTGTTTTGGCTAAATTAAAAATAGTAAATACAATACAAGCTAATATTGTGTAGCCAAATATAGTGGCAATGCAGCCTGGCTCTGATTTGCTTTTCTTTTTACCCATATACGTTTCTCCTAATTGATATTTGAAGTATCAGCAGGGGATTTTATTTTAACACTCTGCCCTGAGCGTCAGTGAAGTTTCCCTGAAACAAATTTATCATATCAACTATTGCTCCAATAAAGAAACCTCCGAAAGTAAAGAAGTACAGCAAACCTGTGCCAGCTTTGCCTACATAAAATCTGTTCAAACCGCCCAAGCCTAAAAAGGTCAGCAGGCAAAGTATTTCAGCTGTGCTTTTGCTCTTAGGGCTTACCTGCTCAACAGGAGCTTGCGGTGCGACCTGCTGGACGTTTGTAACGTATGTGATGTGCTGAACGATATTGCTGTTATGCTCAACGTGGTTATCAATTTTCTGCGGCTGCGGAAGTTCGTGACCACAATATTCACATACCGCTACGCCTGGTGCGTTTTCACCTTTACAATTTGGACAAGTCATAATTTTTCCTCCCTATAAATCGACATTTGTAAACAATTTATGAAATCATTTACATTGTCTTAAATTGGTGATATAATGTATTTGTAATCATGCAGGAGAAAACTCTGTGTGCTATCCCTGTCAGTATTTGCGGTGCTGGCGGGGATTTTTTTTATTATAAGGATTTTATAACTGTTTTTACAATGCCGAGTATTCTTATGCGGTCTCTTTCTGCACCGACAAACTCTCTCGGCTGATATTCGGGATTGAATGATACAAGGGTTATCTTGTCATCAGAATACTTGATTTTCTTCACAACGCCGTTTTCGCCGTCGATAAGGGCAACAACTACCTGTCCGTCCTCAGCCCAATCCTGCCTTAATACTTGTATCTTGTCGCCGTTCTCTATCTTCGGATACATACTGTCCCCCGAAACGACAATGCACATTGTATTCTTAGCTTCTTCCTCGTTGACGATATAAAGTGGCATATAGCCCACAATATAATCGTCAGCATAAGCACCAAACCCAGCCGACACGCTCTCATATATAGGTATTATATGTACGTTGTCTTGCGGGAGTATGGTTGCGTTGGAGTCTATAATATGAGAAGAATGTTTAGGGCTAGGATCATCAGTTTTTAATGCAAGATATTCAGGATTAACATTCAACTCAATAGCGATTGATTCAAGAACAGGTAATTTTATTCTGAGAATTTTTCCTGCCTCATATCTTTGGATAGTTGATTTATTCAATCCAAGACGGATACCAAGTTCTTCTTGTGTAAGTCCTTTTTCTTCTCTTGCAGCTTTTATTCTGTTTCCAATTTCTATGGTATTCAAATCTTGCTCACCTGCTTTCGTTATAATGATTATATCACATTAAATTGCATAATGCAATAGCTTTTTTGAAAAAAATAAAAAAATGTTGCAAAATGCTATTGACAAGTGAAAAGTTATGTGCTATTATGATAATGCAGTAAGTTGCATAATGCAACAAGAAAGGAGGCTGGCATATGGTAAACACGAACAAGATCAAGGGTAGAATGAAGGAGCTTGAACTGACCCAAGCTGACGTTGCACATTGTTTAAACATAGCTCAACCTACAGCTAATCAGAAAATAAACAATGTTCGTCCGTTTGACTTGGACGAGGCTGAGAAACTGTCACACTTGCTCCACATTGATGCTGGAGAGTTCGGCAAATATTTTTTTACTCAGTGAGTTGCATAATGCAACAAGTGATTAAAGAGGGGGCGAGGAGAATAAAAGTAATCTTTATGAATTGCATATTGTTTTTTACAGCAATATGTTGCATATTTCTTTATGCAAAAGTAAGCAAAAAATTCAGATTTTTTTGAATTTATCATATTCGTTCAGCTATTGATCATCATTACTCTCTTTATAGAGATAATTTGCCTTTGCGGGTAATGGCAATTCTAATTCAGTACAAAGCTGGGAGTATTCTTCAAAAAGTTGATTCGTAAGTAATAAGAATGATTTTCCAAAATCAAAAGAAAGTGTGCGATCATAGTCGTACTTCTTCCAACCATAATAGGCAATTTGAAACGGCTTAACAAGTTCTTGAGAGCCATGCTCCATAAGGTCAACGTGCTTTTCAAAAAGCTTTAAAAATGTAGTTGCAGTTTCCGGAAGCATTTTAGTTACATCGCTTTCAGGGAAAACGTTTTGAACGTATAGTCTATAAAAGGGTATGTAGAAATCGCTAAGTTGTCTTGATTTAAAAAGTCGCTTATCCGATAACGAATTGAGTTTGTCATCATTCTTTTTATTGCTTAATTTGAGGGTCAATAATGAAGTTATTGTTGCTGTGATGATAGAGGTAATACTTGTAATGATAGCTGAGATTATGGTTTCGTGCATTAAAGAAAATCCTTTCTTATGTTTTTCTACATTATACCACAAGAAGTTAGATTTTTCAAGGAGGTACAAAAATGAAACTGTACAAGGTAACAATGACAGACCGGTATAATCGCAATTGGGTCTATACAGTATCCGCCGATAGCGAACGTGAGGCTTTATGGAAAGTAAAAGCGAACGCTATTAGTTCGGGTGAAACTGTCTCGATTATCGAGGAGGTGAGATAAATGAGGTCACCTGACATTGAAATGGCAGTGCGGCTGTACTATGAAAAGCCCGAAATAACCAATGCGGATATCAAGGAGCTGTTCAGCACAGGTGAAACGCAGACTATCAAGATCAAGAAAGCTGTTAAGGAAGAAATGGAAAAGCGTGGTGTGAAGTCATGGCTGCCACACTCGGTTAATACCGAGATAGCCTACGAGGTGTGGGGCATTGATATCGACAACTTCGAGAAAAGGCTTAAAAAACTCCGCACGCTTTACGGAAAGGACGTGAGAAAATGATAGCCGTGTTAGAGATAATCAGATGTGCCGCAGCGGTAGCGCTCTTGGTGGTGCTTGCAATGTATGTAGCGTACAGGTGGTATGTAAGCGTAAAAGAAAATGCCTACGAGGAAGCAGAGGAGAGCATTAAGCGTGCGGTGAGAGAAGCAGGCAGACCCGTGGTCAAGGTCGAAGTTGAAATGAAAGGAAAGTGGTAATGAACATTGTAGGAATACTGCTGATAACAATAGCTGTGCTTGCAGGCATAGATGTAGTGATGTATCTTGTGCTGATCGTGGTGGATAGGCACTGGGAGAAACGTTTTGAAAACGAGGAGGACGAAGACGATGATAGTGATGAGAGAGGTATTTAAGAGGGACAAGCCCCTTGACAACGGCAGCGGAGCGGTAAGCCTTTGCGTGTTCCATTCAAATGTCAAGTCTGACGAGTGCGGTGCGCTGACAGTAACGCCAACGAGAGATTACTGCCGCAGATGTGCATTCTACAAGACCCGTGAGGATTTCGACAGAGGGCTTGGCAATGCCGCAAGGTCGCTCCGTGAGAAAGGGATTGAACCTGTTAAGAAGATGGACTATGACGGCAGGCAGTATATGAGCGTACAGCCGATAAGGGAGGAATAAAGATGAATAAGGAATTTACAAACGAAGATATCATAAATGCGGCAAAACATTGTGCGACAAATGCTGACTGCGATAACTGCCCATTTTTCGCAACTTTGGAAATTGAGGGTTGCATTGAAACTTTCACACAATACATAGTGAACAACACAAAAAAAGAGCCTGCACCTGTGGCAACAGGCACAAGCTCGGAGGTATCAAAAGATACCAGTTCAATATTACACCTTGATGATAGCACAAAAGCAGCGATTTGTCAAGAGGCAGAAAAGGCTTACAAGGCTTGCGAACTGATACTGGAAATTTACGAACGTATGGACGATAGCGAGCAGAAAGCCTTCGAATTGGGACATTCATATCAGGTAATGAGCGAGGTGCAAGAGGAGCTTGCGAGGATAGGAAAAGGCGGTGAGGGCAATGGCTGACCTGCCGACACGCTGCATAGACCCTGTTATGAAATACTGCCAAGATTGCAAATACGGTCACGTCATATATGGTGATGATGTGGAATGCTATGCAGACACGCAAGGCTGCTGCTTTGACACGGTATGCACACTTGGATATGATAAAGGCAGACCTGAGGACGAACCAACAGAAGATGAAATAAGACAATTTGAAAAAGAAATGAGGAGATCTGAATGTCAGTAAAAATAAACTCACTTGAATTTGAGAACGTAAAGAAGATAAAAGCCGTACAGCTTGAGCCTGCAAAGAATGGGCTTACTGTTATCGGCGGAAAGAACAGGCAGGGCAAGACCTCTGTGCTTGACGCTATCGCTTGGGCGCTTGGCGGTGACAAGTATAAGCCGTCCTCTCCTCAGCGTGAGGGGTCTGTTGTCGAGCCGCATTTGAAGATCACCCTCGACAACGGTATAGTAGTGGAGCGTTCGGGCAAGAACAGCTCCCTCAAAGTCACCGACAGCACAGGTAAAAAAGGCGGTCAGCAGCTTTTGAACAGCTTCGTTGAGCAGTTCGCCCTTGACCTGCCTAAGTTCATAAATCAGTCAAGCAAGGAAAAGGCTTCTACTTTGCTGAAAATAATCGGCGTGGGTGATACGCTCTATCAGTTGGAACATAAGGAACATTCCCTCTATGACCAGCGTACTGCTATCGGCAGGATAGCTGACCAGAAGTCTAAGTTTGCAAAGGAAATGCCTGTGTACGCAAACGTCCCTGCCGAGCCTGTTTCGGCTTCGGAGCTTATCAGACAGCAGCAGGATATACTTGCTCGCAACGGCGAAAATCAGCGTAAGCGTGACCAGAAAGAATACTACGAAAAGCAGTTGGAGCTTGCTAAGTCTGCCTATGAGCGTGCAAAAGCAAGCTATGAAGCGGCAGTGAACAACTTCAAGCTTGCAAGCCTTGACGCTCAAGACCTTGTGGACGAAAGCACAGCGGAGCTTGAAAAGAATATCTCAGATATCGAGGAACTGAACAAGAAGATAAGAGCAAACCTCGACAGGGAGAAAGCTGAGATAGACGCTGAGGACTACCGTTCACAGTATACATATCTCACTGAGCAGATAGAGGACGTAAGGCAGGCTAAAACTGACCTGCTGGGCAGTGCCGACCTGCCCCTTGAGGGGCTTTCAGTTGAGGACGGAGAGCTGCTGTATAACGGGCATAAGTGGGACAGTATAAGCGGAGCAGAACAGCTTATCGTCGCTACCTCTATCGTGAGAAAGCTCAACCCTGACTGCGGTTTCGTACTTTTGGACAAGCTTGAACAAATGGATACCGACACCCTTGATGACTTTGGTAAGTGGCTTGAAGCACAGGGCTTGCAGGCGATAGCCACAAGAGTTTCTACAGGTGACGAATGCAGTATCATTATTGAGGACGGCAGGTCAATGGACAATGATAAGGAAGAAAACACAGAAACGAAAACTTGGAAAGCAGGTGCATTTTAATGTATGAGATAACATCAGGAGTTGTAAGCTCCGCACAGAAAGTCGTGATATATGGTCCTGAGGGCATAGGCAAATCCACCTTTGCGGCTCAGTTCCCCGACCCTGTATTTATTGATACTGAGGGCAGTACAAAGAAGCTGAACATCAGACGTTTCCCTAAGCCGTCAAGCTGGGAAATGCTCAAAAATGAGGTAAAGGAAGCTATGAACGGCAGGCTCTGTAAGACCCTTGTCATTGATACATTTGATTGGGCTGAACAGCTTTGCATTGAAATGATCTGCTCGGCTCATCAGAAGAAAGGCATTGAAGATTTCGGCTACGGCAACGGCTATGTTTACGAAAAAGAGGAGATAGGCAAGTTTCTTAATCTCTTGCAGGAGGTAGTTGACAGCGGTATCAACGTTGTACTTACAGCTCACGCTCAGATGAGAAAGTTTGAACAGCCTGACGAGCTGGGCGCTTATGACCGCTGGGAACTGAAACTCGGCAAGAAAACTTCTTCTCAGATATCGCCTCTTGTGAAAGAATGGGCTGATATGGTGCTGTTTGCAAACTACAAAACATATGCAGTAGCTGTGGATAAGGATGGCAAGAAGTTCAAGGCTCAGGGCGGTGACCGTGTTATGTACACCACACATCACCCTTGCTGGGACGCTAAAAATCGTGACGGACTTCCGTCTGAAATGCCTTTTGAGTATAGTGGCATAGCTCACCTGTTTGCGTATACACAGCCTGCTGAAATGCCTAAGCCTGTGCCGATGCCAAGACGTGTGCAGGAGCAGCTTGCACAGCCGAAAGCAGCACCGCAGCCACCTCATAAGACATCAAACGCAGTGACATTGCAGCAGGCTCAGCCGACAGCTGCACCAAAGGCAGAAGAACCCCTTACAGATCTCAGCGGCTTTGAGGACGTTGCACCACCACCTATCGTTATCCCTGAGGGCATACCGAAAGCACTTGCGGACCTTATGAGAGCCAACAACGTAAGCGAATCGGATATACGTCTTGTGGTATCTCAGAGAAACTATTTTCCTTATGATACCCCTATTACAAACTATCCTGACGACTTTGTACAGGGCTGTCTGATAGGTGCTTGGGAGCAAATGCTGCCGCTTATCAGAGAAAATCAGAAAGTACCATTTTAAAAGGAGGACAACACTATGGATAATTTTATGGAATACGGCTGGGAAGATGAGATAGTCAACGAGGGTGGGGACTTTGTCCTGCTCCCTGAGGGGGACTATGACTTCACCGTTGCAAAGTACGAACGTGCAAGACACGAGGGGTCGGCGAAAGTGCCGCCCTGCAATATGGCAAAGGTCACATTCACCATTTGGGGTGCAGAGGACAGCGTGGAGATAACAGAGAATTTCTTCCTTTGCAACAAGTTTGAGTGGAAGCTCTCAGCACTTTTCCTGGCTCTCGGGCTAAAAAAGCATGGCGAGCCGTTGAAAATGAACTGGAACGCTATCACAGGCAAAAAGGGCAAGTGTCACGTCTACGTTGACAACTACAAGAACAAGGACGGTGAGGACAGGCAGTCCAACAAGATTAAAAAGCTCTATGCCTATGACGAGAATGTGACTACCGTTCAGCCTGCCCAGATGCAGACGCCACAGTATAGCCAGCCTGCTCAGACAGGTGGCTGGAAAGCCGGTGCGTTCTGATGATGAATTTAAGACCATATCAAAACGAGGCTAAGCTTGCTATACTCGAACAATGGTCTGAGGGAATAAACAAAGTCCTTGCAGTTCTGCCCACAGGAACGGGAAAGACAATACTTTTCTCGGCTGTTACGGAAGAATGTGTGCGGCAGGGTAAGCGTGTGCTTATCCTTGCCCACAGGGGCGAGCTGCTCGACCAGGCGGCTGACAAGCTTATGAAGTCAACAGGGCTTGGCTGTGCCACCGAAAAAGCAGAGCAAAGCTGTTTAGGCTCTTGGTATCGTGTAGTAGTAGGCTCAGTTCAGACCCTTATGCGTGAGAAAAGGCTCAAAGGCTTTTCGGAAAATTACTTCGATACCATAATAATTGACGAGGCTCATCACGCTATCTCAGACGGCTATCAGAGAGTGCTTGACCATTTTCCCCATGCACAGGTGCTTGGTGTGACGGCTACACCTGACAGGGGCGATATGAAGAACTTAGGCTCGGTGTTTGACAGCCTTGCATATGAATACACCCTGCCGCAGGCTATCAAAGAGGGCTATCTTTCACCTATCAAGGCTATCACCATACCGCTGAAACTTGACCTTTCAGGAGTATCAACTCAGGCAGGAGATTTCAAGGCAAGTGATATCGACACGGCACTTGACCCATATCTTTATCAGATAGCTGATGAAATGCTTAAATACTGTAAGGAACGCAAGACAGTTGTGTTCCTGCCGCTTGTCAAGACCTCTCAGAAGTTCCGTGATATCCTTATCAGCAAAGGGTTCAACGCCGCTGAGGTCAACGGAGAAAGCACAGACAGAGCGGAGATACTTGAAGCTTTCGACAAGGGCGAATACAATGTGCTGTGCAACTCTATGCTCCTCACAGAGGGGTGGGACTGTCCGTCAGTTGACTGCGTTATCGTGCTAAGACCAACAAAAGTGCGTGGACTTTACTGTCAAATGGTAGGCAGAGGCACAAGACTCTGCGAGGGAAAGACAGAGCTTTTACTGCTTGACTTTCTGTGGCACACAGAACGCCACGAGCTTTGCAGGCCTGCACACCTTATCTGTCAGAATGAAGAGGTCGCTGAGAAAATGACCGAAAACCTTGCCAATGAGGCAGGCTGTGCAGTGGATATCGAAGAGGCAGAAAAACAGGCAAGCGAGGACGTTGTGGCACAGCGTGAAGAGTCTTTGGCAAAGCAGCTCAAAGAAATGAAAACACGCAAGCGAAAGCTCGTTGACCCTTTGCAGTATGAAATGTCAATACAGGCTGAGGACTTGTCCTCTTATGTTCCTGCTTTTGGCTGGGAGTGTGCTCCTGCTACCGACAAGCAAAAAGCAAAGCTTGAAAAGCTGGGCATTTTCCCTGACGATATAGACAACGCAGGCAAAGCAAAGCTTATCCTTGACCGCCTTGAAAAGCGCCGCAATGCAGGACTTACCACTCCAAAGCAGATAAGGCTGCTTGAAAGCAAGGGTTTTGAACACGTTGGCTCTTGGAGCTTTGACAGTGCAAGCAAAATTATAGCCCGTATCTCTGCCAATGGTTGGAGAGTGCCGAGAGATATCGACCCGAAAACATACACACCTGAGAACTAAGGAGAAGTGAATGGATAACACAAATTTGCTTAAAATGCTTGAATACATAGACCCTGCAAGCTGTGATTATCAGGAATGGGTCAACGTGGGAATGGCTCTCAAGCACGAGGGCTATTCCGTGAACGATTGGGACAGTTGGTCGAGGTCAGACAGCCGTTATCACAGCGGTGAGTGTGAACACAAGTGGCAAGGCTTTAACGGCAATGCTCAGCCTGTGACCGCAGGAACTATCGTGCAAATGGCAAAGGAAAGAGGATACAGTCCCCATGAGTTTAAGGCATACGATTGGGACGGCGAGATAGTTGCAGAAGAAAGCAGTCCCCTTGTAAACGGCGGTGAGGGCATACCGATCACCGAACCTGCCCAATGGGATCCTGTCAAGGAGATAGTCACATATCTTGAAACACTCTTTGAGGCAGGAGAGAACGTGGGCTATGTTACGCAAACGTGGGAAACAGAAAAGGACGGCAAGACCAAGTATCTGCCCACAAAAGGGTGTTGTGACAGGACGGCAGGGGAACTTATCAAGAGGCTTGGCGAATGTAACGGCGACATTGGTGCGGTGTTTGGCGACTACAAGGAAGAGGCAGGAGCGTGGATCCGCTTCAATCCTCTTGACGGCAAGGGCGTAAAGAACGAGAATGTAACAGACTACCGCTATGCCCTTGTGGAGAGCGACAGTATGCCTATAGAACAGCAGAACGCCGTCATAAGAGAGCTTGAACTGCCTGTAGCTGTGCTCGTATACAGCGGCGGAAAGAGCGTTCACGCTATCGTCAAGATAGACGCTCCCAACTATGATGAATACCGCAGGCGTGTTGATTTTCTTTACAAGGTCTGCAAGGAAAGCGGTCTTGACATAGATAAACAAAACCGCAATCCCTCACGTCTTAGCCGTATGCCAGGTGTAATGAGAAACGGCAAGAAACAGTTCATCATTGACAAGAACATAGGCAAAGAAAGCTTTTCGGAATGGAAAGATTACATAGAAAGTATCAATGATGATCTCCCCGACCCTGAGAGCCTGAGTGCTGAGTGGGATAACCTGCCTGAGCTTGCTCCGCCACTTATTGACGGCGTTCTCAGACAGGGTCACAAAATGCTCATTGCAGGTCCGTCAAAGGCAGGCAAGTCTTATGCACTTATCGAAATGTGCGTGGCGATAGCTGAGGGTGTCAAGTGGTTTGGCTGGCAATGTACCAAAGGCAAGATACTATACGTCAACCTGGAGCTTGACAGAGCATCTTGTCTGCACCGTTTCAAGGACGTGTACACCGCAATGCACCTAGAGCCTGATAACCTCAACAGCATAGACATATGGAACCTGCGAGGTCACAGCGTACCAATGGACAAGCTTGCACCAAAGCTTATACGCCGAGCAAGCAAGAAGAATTACATTGCCGTGATAATAGACCCTATCTACAAGGTCATAACAGGCGATGAGAACTCAGCAGACCAAATGGCGCACTTTTGCAACCAGTTTGACAAGGTATGCACAGAGCTTGGCTGTGCGGTCATATACTGCCACCACCACTCAAAGGGTTCACAGGGCGGTAAGCGTTCAATGGACAGAGCCAGCGGTTCAGGAGTATTCGCCCGTGACCCTGACGCACTTCTTGACCTTTCAGAGCTTGACATCTCAGACAGCCTTTACAAACAGCAGGAGGACGAAACTGTTTGCCGTATCTGTGAGAACTGGATGAGGAGATTTTACAGAAATACTGATGATCTTTGTTCACAGGACGATCTTGTTACGCCGTCAAAAATGCTGGAGATAACACACAAGTACCTGCATCCGAATTCATACAAGCTTATGATGGCCGACATAGACAAGGCTAAGCTTGCAGTAAGAAACCGCACTGCATGGCGTATAGAGGGTACTCTGAGAGAGTTCCCGAAGTTTGCTCCCCTCAATATGTGGTTTGATTATCCTGTTCACAGAGAGGACACTGTGGGCGTGCTTAAAGACTGCGAGGTAGAGGACATCACACCGAATTGGAAGAAGAATTTCAGCAAGAAGAAGACCAATGAAGACCGCAGCAAGGAACGCAAGGAGAGCATTGAAACAGCTTTCAGCGGTGTGCAGGAGAACGGCAAGTGCCGCATTTCTGAGCTGGCGGAGTACATAGGAAAGAGCGAAAAGACCGTTGGAAGATACCTCAAAGAGCATGGTGGCTTTTGGATAGAAGAGGGAGAATGTGGCTTAAAAGCTCAGTAGACAGACAAGACAAAATCGAATTTTTGAACTTTAGACAGACAGGAAAAAATCGAAAAAGTGTCAGGACAAAATCGAGCTTTTTTCTTGTCAGACAATATCGAAAATTACCGAGTTTGTCGGACGGACAGACAAATCTATTATTATAAACAATACTTTTTGTCGGGGGCTTAAACTCGCCCCGACGAAAAAGTAGTTTGAATAATGACGCGCGAGGAGGAACACACGCAGATGAGAGCAACAAGAAGTAAGGCAAGGCAAGACGTTGTTAATGCAGCTAAGAAAATGCCACCGCTTTTTCATAAGCTGCCGAACGAAGATTTTGACTTTCGTAAGGCACGCACACTCTGGTGGCTCGTGAAACAGCCGCAGGTACTCAAATACATTTGGGATATGGTCAAACAGTCGGGAGCATTGGTGTATGATGACAAGTCACACAAGTGGCACGGAGTAGATTTCAAATGCGAGGAGGAAGATGATGACTGAATTTTTTATGGCGATGATACCGCCAACGGCTACGGCGCAGGAACACAAGGTGACTGTGAGAAATGGCAAGCCGATATTTTATGACCCACCCGATGTCAAGGCGGCAAAAGAAAAGCTCACGGCAAACCTAGCAAGGCACAGACCACCTGAGAAATACATCTGTGGGATAAGGCTGATAACAAAGTGGCTGTTTCCAAATGACGGCAAACACAAGGACGGAGAGTACAAGACCAGCAAGCCTGACACAGACAACCTGCAGAAGATGTTCAAGGACTGTATGACAAAGCTTGATTTCTGGACAGACGACCAGCTTGTGGCGAGTGAGATATGCGAAAAGTTCTGGGCGGACATACCTGGCATTTATGTGAGGATAGAGGAGCTATGACGATACACGAAGTAAAGAAAAGTCTCGGACGCAGGGTGAGCTACAACGGCTCCGATTACTACGAGCTGACAGGGTGCATTATCCGCAAGAGCAGTAAGACAGGTCAGTTCTTCTATCAGGCAGAGATCGCTGACAAGACTTGTGGCAATACGTTGGTGTATTGTAGGCTGGAAGAGTTGAGGTGTGAGGAGGCAAAAGAATGAAAACACATGATCTGAAACTTAGCATAGAATTTTGTGACGCCGTTCTGAGCGGTGAGAAAACTTTTGAGGTCAGAAAGAATGACAGAGGTTTTCAGACAGGAGATCTGATAAGATTTATACCGACTGACGGAACGTCTTATCGTAGCTCAGACGGCACAGTAAGAGAACACGCAAAACATGAGATATCAGGACATACATACAAGATAACATATATCCTCAACGGCTGGGGAATAAAGAATGGGTATGTTGTGCTGGGAATTAAGGAGATAAAATGCAATAACTGCGTATTTTATCATACTTGTAGCAAACGGAATGTAGTTTGTGATAATTACAGACCTAGACAAACTGAGGAGGATTAACATGAACAAGAAAGAAATTAACGAGATCAAGAGAATATTCAGCGACGACTGTGGACTTTTCACAGTAAACCACGTTGTTACGGCATTTGTGGACGCTGAAAAGAACATAAAGTGCAAGACCAATCAGCTTTACAACACTATTCCGCAGGACGAGGCGGAGCTTATAATGATAAACCTGAAAAAGGTACTCAGCGGTTCTATCGGCAAAAATCTGCTGGAATATTCGTTTCCGAAGGGCGCATATCTTGAGGGTGGCGCACAGCCTTTCATGTATGAAACACTGCAAAGCAAGCTTCTTGATGAGGAAAAGGTTGATAATTTTCTGAATGCCATTGTGGAAAAGGTGGAGTATGTGTCAACATATACCATTTTCATGGCACATTGTACATATTCTGTGCTGAAAAAGAACAAAATGGACGAGTTTGAGGACGAAGCTGACACTGATTATAACTTTATTGTGACAGCTCTTTGCCCTGTAAATCTGCGTATTGACGGGCTTGTGTATGATGAGCAGGACAACTCTATCGCTAAGAAAGAGTCATGCGACAGAATTGTTGAGCTTCCAAGCGATGGCTTTTTGTTTCCTCTTTTCAATGACCGTGCACCTGATATCAACGGAGTGCTTTACTACACGAAAAACGCAAAAAAGCCGAATACTTCTGTTGTTGAGGAGCTTTTGGGCTGCGAGTTCTCAATGACCTGTCAGAACGAAAAGGAAACTTTCAAGGATATCCTCACAAGCGTTGTGGGTGATGAGCTTGACTATGATCTTATCACCGCAGTGAACGATAAGATTTCCACGTTCGTTGACCAGAACGCTCACGAGACCAAGATGCCGACCATAGACGAGCATAAGCTTTCATCTATCTTGTGGGAGGCAGGCGTAAGTCAGGATAAACTGGAAAAGTTGCATGGTGTGTATGAGAACGCTATGCACGGCAAGGTTTTCAGGGCTGTCAATCTGGTGGAGGATAAGGTAACGATATCAGGAATGGGATTCAAGATGACCGTAGACAATTATCACAAAGGTGACGTATCTACAGCAATAGGCAAAGTTATTTTCGGTGTTGCTGATACGGCTGTTGACGTGAATGGTATCGGTATTAAAATGGACGGTGTTGCTAATGGCTGACCCAATGACCATGTCACGTCTGAAAGCCTACCGCAGGAACGCCTCAGCCATTGAGGACATCAAGGCAGAGCTTTCAGGCAAGTACGTTGCCGACAGTATCAGCGTATGCACTCCGCCGTCCTACACACCACACAGCACACGCATAGACGGCTTTCTGCCAAGTGGCGATACACTTTCACTGCTGTGCGAGCAGGCACGGTTAGAGCGTGAGCAGAGGGCTGTGGAGGAGTTTATCAAGGGGATAGAGGACTATCAGACACGGCGAATGTTCGTGCTGAAATTCATCAAGGGTAAGACGTACTTGCAGATAGCTATGCAGGTTAGTGGTGGGAGAATGTCGGAGAGCTGTATCAAAATGCGTATACAAAGATATTTGCAAAAAACATGATAAATGTGACGTTTGTGACTTTTCACTATGTTATAATTTAAACTGAGGAAAGTGTAGATGTACCTCAGACTTGTACTTTCATTGAAGTCACCTCCAATTTTCTAAGCCCCGTAAGGGGCTTATGCAGGTCGAGAGCGAGCCAGCTCGAAGTCTGCTCCACCATTTACAAAACTCCTTATAATATTTTCACAAGGGCGGCTGCATTTTGCGGTCGCTTTTGCGTTGTGTCGCAAAAAGTTCATAAATGTCGAATTTTTGATATACTGCATAAAAAATACAAATGTGTTTTATGCAGTAAATAGAAATTCGGTGCATTTCGTTGATTTTCGCTCTGATTAGTGATATTATTTAAGAAATATTATTATGAGGAGATCGCATATGAGTAAAGTTGTAAAGTTCTATTTTATGGGCATAATAAATAGAGATTTAGGGATAGTAGACGTAAATATGTCTGCTTTCTTTGAGAGATTAGATCGTGCAAGAATTAACGGGGAAATTAATAATCAGCATATTGTTTCTGGGAAGACAATGAAAATATTTCAAATCATTCGTCCTAATTTGAATGCACAAAAATCATTTATTATTCCTTTCGGAACACTTAAAAGGGGTGCTACATACCAAGAAGATAATGGAAGGGTTGAGGAATTGACCTCGCGTTTGTATGATATCACCTTTGTTTACTATAACCAGGATGATAATGTTGCGATGGTTTCCGGAAGTAAAGCGTCACCGTCGGTCAAGGTCATATGTGAATTTATGAATCTTATGTTAAGACAAGATAGATGTAATTTCATTATGACGCCAGTAACTTATGATACTGGGCTAGAGATGGTAAGAAATGCCCGAATTGTAAGGAGCGTTTCAATAACAGTAAATATGAATTCTTCTGCGATTGATAGATTCTATGGCTTTCAAGGATCAGGCCTATTTGAGTCTTTAAAAAGTTTTACCCAAGAAAGTGCTAGTACTGACGCACAAAAAATTACATTTGAATTAATGACAGGTCGCTCAAAATATGCGAGAATGAATAAACAGCAAGTAATGGTTTTGCTTAATAATTTAAATTTGGATGTAGATACTATTGAGGAAATAGTGGTGCATTACAAGCAAGGTATAGATGAGAAAATACAGACGGCAAAATTGAGAGATTCGTATTTGAATTTAACATACGATTTCAGCAATTGTCCGGATAATAATTTGTCGTCATCATTCATACTTGATAATGCTGATGTAGCGCTATCAGCCAGGAGGTTGTCTTTTGCAAGTTTTATTAGAAGCAAAACAGCAGATCAGGTTCCATTAGATTTTGAAATAGATGATTTGATTAGGTTTAGGTGATATTTTGAAAAAAAATAATGTTTTCAAAATCGTAGGTTTGGTTATTTCTTATGTTATATGTGGTGTTTTGGCAAAAATACTAAACATCTGTGTTTCGGCAATAGAAAACAAGAAAACTACCGATTTGGTTGTTGAGGTTGTTGGCAGCTTTAATGAACATATAGTTGATTATTCCATTGCAATGTTGGGAGTCTATGTAGCAATACTAGTGCTGTTTGCCACATCAAGCAATCCTGCGGCAGGAATGATATGCAACAAAGGGCTTAATAAAAGACTAGAGAGAATAATATCGTTGTCAATGATATTTGCAATATCAAATATTGTAGTAAATTTGTTTGATGTTTGTGATATGACATATCAAATTTTTTGTTTTGAAGTTGGTTTAGTTTCATTAGTTTGTAGCCTAATATTTATGCGTTTAACAATATTAATTTTTAGGTACAATATAGAGGCTTTTGCAAAACAGGAAAAAGAAGACGAAAAAAGAATGGAAGACATTCATACTATTTTGCTTGACATATATAAAAAGAACAATCACTTATAAATTATAAAGCTCCGCTTGCCGGGGCTTTTTTCATACCCAAAAGAACAAAAAACCGAGGTGAGGTGAATGCCGAATGAACAGAATTTAATAGTTCCAAGCTCGAGTGAAGCTCGAAAAAACGGTGCAAAAGGCGGTAAAAAATCAGGCGAAGTCCGCAGGCGTAAAAAGACTATGAAGCAGGTAATGGACTTCCTGCTTGAACAGCCTGCCAATACCAGAGCGGACTATGAGTTTCTCGTGGAGCAGGGCATTGACCTTAACAGCCTTGACCCCGACTTCATCAATAATATGCTCCTTGTGAATGCGGCTCTTATGGCAAGGGCTAAGCAAGGGGATGTTGCGGCGGTGAAAGAGCTGCGTGACATTATCCGTGATGACGATATGCTCAAACATAAGATAAAATACGATAACGCAAGGCTCAGGCTTGAAAAACAAAAGCTTGAGCCTGTTTCTATGCCTGATAAGGCGTACAGCGGTATCCCTGCGAGCCTTGTTGCTCCTACGTTCTCACCTGTCCTGTTCGATATTGCAGAGCAGGAACATTCCGAGTATGTTTTCCCCGGCGGACGTGGCTCGACTAAATCTTCATTCTGCGGTCTGAACGTTATCGACCTGCTGATGAAGAACGAGAATATGCACGTCTGCGTCCTGCGTGCTGTGGCGAATACTCTTAAAGACAGCGTTTATTCTCAGATACTCTGGGCAATATCTGCACTTGGTCTTGATGATGAGTTTGCCTGCACAAAGTCGCCCCTTGAGATCACACGCATTTCAACAGGGCAGAAAATATACTTTCGTGGTGCTGATGACCCGCACAAGATAAAGTCTATCAAGCCGCCTTTTGGCTATATCGGCATCGTGTGGTTTGAGGAGCTTGACCAGTTCGGCGGTGAAGAAGCTGTGCGAACGATAGAACAGTCTGTTATAAGAGGTGGCGAGAGAGCATATAAGTTTAAGTCTTTCAACCCTCCGAAATCGGCTCAGAACTGGGCGAATAAGTACATCAAAGTGCCGAGAACAGACAGACTCGTTACCGAAAGCACTTATCTAACTGTGCCGAAAAAGTGGCTTGGCAAGCCTTTTCTTGATGATGCCGAATTTCTCAAAGAAACCAATCCCACTGCCTATGAGAACGAGTATATGGGCGTTGCAAACGGTACGGGTGGCAATGTTTTTGATAACGTCCTCATAAGAGAGATAACCGACAGCGAGATAGCACAGTTTGATAACATTTATAACGGCGTTGACTGGGGCTGGTATCCCGACCTTTACGCTTTTGTCAGAGTACATTATGCCCCTGCTCAGCACACGCTGTTCATATGGCAGGAGTACACCTGCAACAAAACAAAGAATATTGATACCGCAAAGCATTTGCTTGAGCTGGGTATCACGGCAAACGACCTTATCACCTGCGACAGTGCAGAGAACAAGTCCGTTGAAGATTACAGAGCATACGGCTTGCTTGCAAGAGGCGCAGAGAAAGGTCCTAACAGCAGGGAGTATTCATATAAGTGGCTGCAATCTCTGCGAAGTATCGTTATAGATAACAAGCGTTGTCCTGTGGCTTGCGAGGAGTTCATCAACTGCGAGTATGACAGGGATAAAGAGGGCAACGTTATAAGCGGCTATCCCGACGGCAATGACCACGTTATCGACGCCGTTCGGTATGCAATGGAAAGAGTATGGAAAAGGCGGGGTCAGTAAGCTATGGGCATTATTTCAAAAATAAGGGAGTGGATAAGCAGAATGCTTTCAAAGTCAGATATAAAGGGCGTTTACGGTATTGATATCGCCGTGACGGACAGTATGATAAGAGCTATCGACAAGTGGGACAGAATGTATGCAGGTAATGCAGCACCCAAGGGAGTTCACTCTCTGCGGCTTGAACACGCTGTTGTGAGGGAGTTTGCAAACACGGCTATCAATGAAATGACCCTGAAAGTTTCCAACGATAAGCTTGATGCCATAATGAAAAACGCTCTTGAAAACCTCAACAAAAATCTGCAAAGAGGTCTTGCCACAGGAGCAATGATAATAAAGCCGCTGGGTGCTGATAAGGTGCAGTATGTTCCGCAGTCGCAATTTATTCCTGTGGAGTATGACGTGAACGGCAGGCTTATAAAGGTCATTTTCCCTGAGATAAAACGCATGGGCGATAATGATTACCGCATAAGGCTTGAATATCACGCTCTGGACTATGAAAAAGGGCTGACTATCACAAACAGGGCTTTCCGCTCCAATGATGGGGTATCTCTCGGCGCTGAGATACCCCTCACAGCTGTTTCAGAGTGGGCGGAGCTTATCCCTCAGATAGCCTATCCCCTTATGCTGCGACCCTCTTTCGGCTATTATGTCAACCCTATCGACAATACAGTTGACGGTTCACATTCAGGCGTATCAGTGTTCGCAGGGGCGGAAGAAGTCATAAGAAAAGCTGATATCCAATTCGGCAGGCTCGATTGGGAGTTTGAATCAGGGGAGCGTGCAATAGACGTTGACGAGGCTGTGCTAAGACCTGTGACAGACCCATTCACAGGTAAGAAACGTGCAGAAATGCCAAAGCTCAATGAACGGCTTTTCAGAGGGGTAAACGTGTCGGCTGGCACGAGCGGTGACTTTTATCACGAGTTCTCACCGCAGTTAAGGCAGGCTGATTTTATCGCAGGACTTGAAGAATACAAGCGTGAGATAGAGTTTGCTGTGGGGCTGTCCTATGGGGATATCTCAAACCCTCAGACAGTTGATAAGACGGCAACGGAGATAAAGTCCTCAAAGCAGAGAAAGTTCGATACTGTCACGGCGATACAGAATAACCTCCGTGTCTGCCTTGAAGACCTGTGCTATTCGCTGGCGTTCTATAATGGGCTTACTCAAAGCGGTTATGAGCTGTCTGTGAACTTCGAGGACAGCATCCTTGCTGATGATGAAACAAAGCGTGCAAGCGATCGTCAGGACGTTTCTATGGGCATTATGCCACTGTGGGAATACCGAATGAAATGGTATGGTGAGGACGAGGAAACGGCTAAGAAAATGACCTCCGACAGCACCGCAGAGGTGATAGAATAATGCTTAAAGCAAGCGAGATGGAGCGAGTTTCAATGGTGCTTGACAAGCCCCTGCGTGACCTTGAAATGCAGATAATGGAGGACATCGTCCGCAGGATAAAGATAAACGGCGAGATAACACGTTCGGCAGATTGGCAGATATACAGGCTTCACGAGCTTGGAATGAGCAAGCGTGAGATAAAGAAAGCCATTGCCGATAACCTTGACCTCTCCAAAGCTGAGATAAAAGAGCTGTACAATGATATCCTGCAAAAAGGCTATGAATGGGACGATAGTATATACAAGACCAAAGGCAAAGCACGGATACCCCTTGAAGAAAATGAGGGTCTGCAAAGGCTGCTGTCGGCTGTATCGGAGCAGACTTCGGGGGAGCTTAAAAACATATCTCAGTCACTCGGATTTGCAGTAAAACAGCCTGACGGCAAACTTAAATTCACGCAGGCGGCTGACTTTTATCAGCAGAGCCTTGACAACGCCATAATGGGCATAGCAAGCGGAGCGTTCGATTATAACACGGTCATAAAGAAAGTCATTTCGGATATGACGAACTCAGGTCTTCGCACTGTGGACTATGCCACAGGCTGGAGCAACAGGGCAGACGTAGCCGCAAGGCGTTCGGTGATGACAGGGCTTTCACAGCTGACCGCAAAAATGAATGAGGACAACGCCAAAGAGCTTGGCACCGACTATTTTGAAGTCACTTGGCACAGCGGAGCAAGACCCTCTCACCAAGAATGGCAGGGCAAGGTCTACAGCAAAAAAGAGCTTGAAACTATCTGCGGTCTTGGTACTGTGACAGGTCTGTGCGGAGCGAATTGCTATCACGATTATTACCCCTTTATCCCCGGCATATCTGAGCGTTCCTACACAGACGAGGAGCTTACACAGATGAATGCAGAGGAGAACAAGCCTGTTAAGTATGGTGATAAAGAGTACACAAAGTATGAAGCTTTACAGCGGCAAAGAAAGCTTGAAACTGCAATGAGAGCTCAGCGACAGAAGATACATCTTCTTGAAGAGGCAGGTACAGACGAGGAGGATATCATCAACGCACGCTGCCGATATCGTGGCACTTCCCAGGAGTATACAAGGTTTTCAAAAGCAATGGGTTTGCCTCAGCAGAGAGAGCGTGTGAACGCAGACGGACTGGGGAATATGGGGGTGGGAAAAACCAAGATAGACTTGACGCAAAAAGATTATAGTGATATAATTGATATGAAAGGTAAGATGTCTGATATAGACGTGCGAAAGTGGTACAGACACCATAATAAAAATATTCCTCAGCTTATCGACAAAAGCAAGTCTATTGAAGAACAGGCAAGACAAGCTTGTGAACTGCGTAACAAGTATCGCTTTCAGGCAAGAGAGTTAATGGAAGATCAAAAAGCTCGTAAAACCCTTGACCAGACCGAACCTATCATTTCTTTTGAAGACTTGGTATCAAATAAAATGGTACGAAAAAACATGAGCAGAGAAGAAGCTATAGCAGACACTTTGAAGACCGCTGTAAAAACACGAAGATCAGTAGATAAAAGGTATGGATTGGAGGATCGCAATGAAGAAATATGAATACAATATTTGCACGGCTGCGGACAAAGAAATTTTTGAAAAGCAATGTGCGGCATTGGAAAAGCGTATCCCAGGCATTGAACGGTCCGACATGCTGACAGATGTTGACGGCTCACAAACGCAGATATATGAATTAAACGGAAAGAAGATAATCGTACACAACAGTTATTATATTGACGCTGTGTACATTGATTCAGAAGTTGAACTTACAGAGTATTTCAAATGATAATTTTACCGCTTGACTAAGGTCGGGCGGTATTTTTATACCCAAAATCAGAAAGGACGGATATTATGAAACTTAAAGACACAGCAAAACTTATGGAGAGCGACGATTACAAGGACAGATTTAAAGCAGAATATTATCAGCTGAAGATAAGACTGAATGGTCTCTCTGAAATGCTGAAAAAGTATAAGGCAGGCACATTGCCTTTTAAACCGACTTGTGAATATGAAACGTTGTATAAACAGTATGTTCATATGGCAGATTATAAGTTGGATTTGGAGCTAAGAGCAGAGCTTGAAGGCATTGAGCTGTAATCAATATCGGAACTAAGCACCTTAATGGGTGCTTTTTTCATACCATTTCGTCCTTGATATGACGTTAAACTGTCAGACTTTCACACCGCAGACAGAGCGGTATATAAGCTATGTAGAAAGGACAAACATATGAAAAACATTTTTGAGATCCTTGCCGCTCTGGGTATCGTTATCCCTGAGGACAAGAAACAGGACATCACAAAACAGGTGGCAGAGAATTATAAGACTGTGGCTGAGTTTGAAAAGGTGAAAAGCCGCCTTGAGGTGGAGCGTGATAACTATAAGGACAGTCTTGATACCGCACAGAACTCTCTCAAAGAATTTGAGGGCGTGGACGTCAAGGAGCTTAACGGCAAAGTCGCACAGCTCACCGCTGACCTTGCTAAGAAAGATACCGAGTATCAGGCGAAGATATCTGATATGGAGTTTGACGCTACCCTTGATAACGCTATCTCGGCAAGCAAGGCAAGAAACGTCAAGGCTCTTAAAGCTTTGCTTGATGTGGAAACTCTCAAAGCTTCCAAAAATCAGGCTGAGGATATCAAGACGGCTATCGAGAACGTGAAGAAAGATAACGATTATCTTTTTGAAAGCTCCGAGCCTATCAAGAACCCGGTTGCTCCCACAGGCACGCCTGCCGCAGGTGAAGTGAGTAAGGAAACCTTTGCAAAAATGGGGTATATGCAGAGGTTGGAACTTAAACGAACAGACCCCGAAAAATACGAACAGTTGAAAGGATAGGATATTATGAAAATGACAAATGGCATTAGAATTTCTATGCAGTATTTCGCAGAGCAGACAAAGATCACCGACCTTATCGATCCTGAGGTAATGAGTGATATGATCGACGCAAAGATAGAGTCTAAGATAACTGTATCTCCTTTTGCGAAGATAGACAGAACGCTCGTTGGCGTGCCTGGTGACACTATCACAGTGCCGCAGTACAAGTATATCGGCGATGCAGTTGATGTTGCAGAGGGCGTTGAAGCCGAAACTGTCAAGCTTGAAACAGACTCTACTCAGGCTAAGGTAAAGAAAGCCATGAAAGCGGTGGAGATAACTGATGAAGCACTTCTCAGCGGCTATGGCAATCCTGTGGGTCAGGCGACTTCACAGCTTGCAATGTCTATCGCTTCTAAGGTGGACGCAGACAGCATGGACGCACTTATGAAAGCTCAGCTCATCTATGACGGCTCGGCCTCTGCTATCTCTTACAGCGGCATTGTTGACGCTGTTGACAAGTTCAATGAGGAGTTGAACACCGAAAAGGCTATGTTTATTAATCCTCATCAGAACTCACAGCTTAGAAAGGACCCGAACTTCATTTCAGCAGATAAGTATGACGGCAATGTGATCATGACAGGCGAGATAGGCAAAATAGCGAACTGCCGTATCGTTCCGTCAAAGAAAGTTTCACTTAACGAGGCTATCCCAGAACAGTATGTGAGAGTTGACAGCGATGCAGAGGGTGCAAAGGAAGTTGTTGCGGACAGCACAGCTTCACCAACTGCTTCACAGATAAAGCTCGGCTCAGTAACGCCTTGTGCAGATGGCTACACTCCAAAGGTGGGTGACTATGTTGTAAAGAACGCCGCTGTCAAGGCTGGCACTTTCTACACATGCCCTATCATCAAGCTCAATGCTGATACTGAAACAGAGGACGAAACATCAGCTCTGACTATCTACCTCAAGCGTGACACCAACGTTGAAACAGAGAGAAGAAGCACAAAGCGCTGCACAGATATATCTGCTGACAAGCATTACACTGTGGCTATCTCAGATCAGTCAAAGGTAGTGCTTGCAAGATTCAAGAAGTAAAGAGGTGCGGCAGTATGAAAGCATATGCAAGCGAGAGCTATTATATAGGCGTTTATCTTTGCGGCAGAGAGCCTGACATATCTGCCGCTTTTGACTTCTATGCAATGCAAGCCACAAGCCTTATGAAGCAATATACCCTTGACAACGTTGACGAGAACGATATCCCCGAAGAAGTGAAAATGTGCTGCTGCGAGCTTGCGGAGAATATCTTCAAGGCAGAGCAGGAGGGCGGCACTCAGGGGGTATCTTCCGAAAGCGTTGGTGGCTGGTCGAAGTCATATGAAAGCTCGGATATCCGCAGACAGAACGCTGACAGAGCCGTTCACGATATCGTGTACAAATGGCTCAGCGGAACAGGGCTGCTTTACAGAGGGGTGAGATAAATGCTTGCAAACAGCGATTGCACGGTGTATCTTTTTGACAAGCAGACAGAGGGATTTGTGCGGAAGTATGCAGAGAAAGTTTACTGGTGTGAGAATAAGTCGGGAAGTATCGTGAAAAGCGGTATGCAGACCTCAGACAGCACAAGGGTGTATTTCTATGATGATAATGTGCCGAAAACCCCTGCAAAGGATATGCTTGTGAGAGGAAAATGCGAGTTTGAGTTCGATAATCAAACGCCGCAGAGCATATCTGAGAGCATGAAAATCTTCCGTGCGAAGTATGACTTTGTTACGGTAATGAGCATTGATGATTATATGTTCGGTGGTCTGCCACATATGGAGGTGAGCGTGAAATGAAGATAGGTCAGCCTATGGACAGCAGGGCTATCACTTGGGATAAGTCCTTTGCAGGCAAGTATTCAGAACGCTTTGATAAGGCTCAAAAGTTCATTGACGCTGAGTGCATAAGGCATATGGTGAAGTATACACCTACCCTCAGCACTAATCTGAGAAAGTCTGCCACGAGAGGCACAAAAATAGGCAGCGGCAAGATACAGTATCTTGCACCTTACGCACGCTATCAGTATTACGGCAAGCTTATGGTATCCTCTGTTACAGGCTCGTCTTACGCCCGACATGGAGAAAAGAAAGTGCTGACGGACAAAGACCTTGTTTACAGCACTTTTAAAGAGCCACTTGCCGGTAAGCTTTGGTTTGAGCGAATGAAAGCCGACAAGAAACAGCAAATACTCAGAGGAGCGGCGGCGATAATGGGAGGCAAAGCGAAATGAACATAATCGAGCTTGTGAAAGATATCTTGCAGCAATTCCCGAAAATATCGGAGGTTTGCAACGATATCCATATCGACTTTACCGACGATACGCCAACAAATTACGGCTTGTCCTCAACAGGCGACAGCCTTATAAGCTCTGATATTCTGGGTGGTCAGACAAGACAGCACAACTTCATTCTCTATGCTGTGTATCAGTCTATGAACGACTTTGACAGAATGTCAAACAGCGGCGTATTGCTTGAATTGCAGATGTGGCTTGAAAGCTATGCAGACAAGCACCGAGATACCACGTTCACTACCATAACAGAGGACGAGGAAAGGACAGGCGTTCTTGAAAAGCTCACCTGTGCAAACGGAATGATATATGCAATACCAAATGAAAACACAAACGATACTGTGCAGTATCAATTGCAGATAGCGGCACAGTATCAGATATAAAAGGAGGAAAACATATGCCTGATTATTCATACAAGAGCGGAAAGCTCAACAGAAGCCATCTTCTGCATTATCTTGACACTACATTCGCAGCGGTCGCCTCATCACCAAGCTGGTATCTTCTCGGCAAGGACGTTGAGGACGCAAGTGTGGCACTCAACCCTGACACTTCCACAAAGAAGAATATCCTTGATGAAACCACAGTTGAGGACAACGGCTATGAGCCTGAGTTCGACCTTGACACATTCTATGCAAAGCCCGGTGACGCACTTTACGAAAAGCTCAAGGATATCATGATGAATCGTCTTACCGGCGACGCCTGCAAGACAAGCGTGCTTGAAGTCATCGTTGACAAGACCACAGGCGCGTATGACGCATGGACGGAAGATGTCATAGTCAAGCCGCAGTCATATGGCGGACCACAGGGGGGCGTAAATATCCCGTTCAACTGCACCTTTGCAGGAAACAGAGTGAAAGGCTCTGTCACCTTTGCGGCAGGCGTGCCAACGTTTGCAAAGACTACGGAAGAATAAACTATATGACAAACATATGAAAGCACTTCGTTCAGAGCGGAGTGCTTTTTGTTTGCCATAATACAGAAAGGATGATAGAAATGTCAATGCAGTCAATAAATTTTAACAGCGGCAATTACAAAGAGTACGCTATAAACGGTGACGAGAACAGAGTTATAAGGATAAACGTGTCAGACGTTGGTATCATCACAAGGATACAGGACGCTATGAGCAATGCTGACAATATCGCAGAAGAAGTGTCAGAACGTGAGAAGAACGAGGACAGAACTCAGCTTCTCAAAGAGTATGACCAGCGTGCAAGAGAAATGGTCAATGACATATTTGGAAGCGATGTGTGTACGGCGGCGCTTGGAAGCGTGAACGTGTTCTCTGTGGCTTCAAACGGCAAGCCTGTGCTTGTGAACTTCCTTGAAGCGCTTCTTGTTGTGGTGGTGCAGGAGATAAAGTCAGCACAGACTGCGGCTCAGATAAAGCTCGAAGAAAAGGTGGAGAAGTACACCGCACCTGTTATCGCTCATCAACATATTGCTCAGCCTGCGGTCAATGTGGCGGAGCTTTCTGACGAGGACAAAAAGGCTCTGCTCAGGGAGCTACTGAAATGATAGGCAGTTTGCCAACAGCCCTTGAAATAGACGGCAGAGAGTATGCCATACACTCGGATTTTCGGGTCATACTGCGGATATATTCAGCCTTTGCAGACCCCGAACTTGACGAGCGTGAAAAGTGCTATGTGTGTCTTAAATGCCTTTACGCTGAGGATATCCCACGAGAGCATTTGCAGGAGACTGTCAACAAGGCTTATTGGTTTGTAGGCGGTGGAGATGTTCCGCAGGAGAGTGTTCAGCCTGCAAAAACTATCGACTGGGAGCAGGACGAGAGTATTATTTTTCCTGCGGTGAACAAGGCGGCAGGCTTTGAAACGAGGACGGTAAAATATCTTCATTGGTGGACTTTTCTCGGCTATTTCAATGAGATAGGCGAGGGGCTTTTTTCGTCTGTTATAGGCATACGGCAAAAGCTTAACAAGGACAAAAAGCTTGAAAAATACGAGCAGGAGTTTTACAGAAACCACCGCAATATGATAGACCTTAAACGAAAGCTCTCAGCAGAAGAGCAGAGGGCTGAAAACGAGGACAAAGAGTTTCTGAAACAACTGACGGGAGGTGAATGACAATGGCTGATGGGTGCTTGAATTTTGACACCAACATAAACAGTGAGGGCTTTGAAAAGGGCTTGAAAAGCCTTTCCGATATGGTGGGGGATATCAAGCCAAAACTTAAAAGCCTTGCAATGGCTCTGACAGCTGCATTCTCCGTCAAGAAGCTTGTGGACTTCGGCAGGCAATCCATAGAAACAGCCTCAGACCTTGCGGAAGTTCAGAACGTTGTTGACACGGCTTTCGGTGAATCAAAGCAGAAAATGGAGGACTTCGCTGACACGGCTGTAAAGACCTACGGCATTTCAAAGCTCACCGCAAAGCAGACAGGCTCAAACTTCATGGCAATGGCGGCAGGAATGGGGCTTGCCAATGACAGTGCAAGCGATATGGCTATGGCTCTTACAGGGCTGTCGGCGGATATGGCGTCATTTTATAATGTCGGTCAGGACGTAGCAAGCACGGCGCTGAAATCAATTTTTACAGGCGAAACTGAGACCCTCAAACAGTTCGGTATTGTTATGACGGACGCCAATTTGCAGGCGTATGCACTTTCAAAGGGTATCACGAAGTCAACTGCCGATATGTCGCAGGCTGAAAAAGTCCAGCTGAGATACAACTACGTTATGTCACAGACGGCTCTTGCTCAGGGGGACTTTGCAAAGACTTCTGACAGCTGGGCGAACCAGACAAGAATACTTTCTGAACAATGGAAAGAGTTCGGAGCAACTATCGGCACTGTGCTGATGAACGTTCTTCTGCCTGCTGTCAAGGCGATAAACAGTCTGCTTTCACAGCTCATAGCTTTGGCACAGGGGGCAGCGAGGTCACTTTCAGAGGCGTTCGGTTTTGAACTAAGCAACAGTGCAGACGAGGCTCAAAGCATAGTGAAAAGCACCTCTCAGGTAGCGGATAATTACAGCGATATAGCCGACAATGCACAACAGACTCAAGAGGCACAGGAAGGCTCACTTGCAAGCTTTGACCAGATGAACAAGCTGAATGATGAGAGCAAGTCAGACAGCACTGGGGTCAGCGGAGCTGGGGATATAATGCAGCCTTCCGGGACTAGCGTTGAGGTGGATACGGGTAAGGCAGATAAAAAGCTGTCTGACTTTTTCAAATCAGTAAGAACTCAGTTTGAAAAGTTTGCAGACTATCTTGATAAGAATTTTAAGCCTATTTTCGCTGATATATGGAGCGGACTTGAAAGAGAGAGCATTGAACTTGCTCAGATACTCGGCGGAGTTTTCAGTGATATAATGTCGCTTTCCGAACCGCTCAAAGCTTATTTTATAAACGATTTTACACCGCTTATGCAGACCGCTTTCAGCACGCTTGGCAAGATAGGCATAGGACTTTTTGACAGCTTCAACAAGGTGTTTTCTGATATCTGGAATGTGGCAGTGTTCCCTATACTGCAAAACTTTCTCACTGTAGGATTACCCCTAATGGCGGATTTTGGCACGCAGACATGGAACACGCTAGGCGTACTGTTTGACAACATAAAAGAGATCTTCGATACCTTGTGGAACGGCGTTGCACAGCCTGTGTTGAACGCCTTGAAAACACTGTGGAGCGATACTTGGCAGAGCATTTCAGACTTTTGGAACGAGTGGGGACAGCCTATATTTGACGGCATAAACGAGGGTATAGCCACCACAAAGAACATATTTCTCAACCTGTGGGAAACGGTCTTGAAACCTGTGTTTGACAAGCTCATGGACGTTGCTGACAGCGTTTGGACGGAGCACTTGAAACCTCTGCTTGATGAGTTCCTCGACTTTGTTGGAACACTTATCACAAGCGTTCTGAGCATTTACAACAAAGCCATAGCACCTGTTGTGAACTGGCTTGTGAGCATACTTGGACCGATAGTCAGCAGTGTGCTTGGCAAGATAATAAAGACAGTAGGCAATGTCATAAGCAATATAATTGACGCCGTGAAGAACATCATTTCAGCACTTAAAGGCGTTGTGCTGTTCATAGCGGGAGTGTTCACCGGTGATTGGAAAAAAGCTTGGCAGGGTGTAAAGAAGATCTTCAAAGGCGTATGGGACGCTCTTGTTGACATAGCAAAAACACCTATTAATTTGATAATCGGGCTTATAAATGGTCTGACAGGTGCAGTTGAGGACGCTTTGAATTGGATAATCGACGGCATAAACGAGCTGAGCTTCACGACGCCTGATTGGCTTCCCGGTGATCTTGGCGGTCAGACATTTGGCTTTGACCTAAGCCAAATTGATATCCCCGAAATACCCAAACTTGCCCAAGGTGCAGTAATACCGCCGAATTCTGAATTCCTTGCAGTTCTGGGCGATCAGAAGCGTGGTACGAATATCGAGGCACCACTGGATACTATCACACAGGCTGTTTTGCAGGCTCTTGTGTCTTACGGTGGAGCAGGCGGAAATCAGAAGATAAGTGTTACCATACCGCTGACTCTCAATGGCAGGACTATCACACAGATAGTTATTGATGATATCAACGACTATATCAAACGCAACGGCAGGTCGCCAATAAGGGCATAGGAGGTGCAGAAAATGAAAAGCAGAGGACTTATATTCGGCAGCGAAAGGGTCGCCACACCTGCGGAAGTGAGCTTTACAAACAACAAGATATGGTCGAACAATGCAGGGCGGACGGCTAACTGCAAAATGGTGGGCGATATAAGAGCCATAAAGAAAACTGTCACGCTGAAATGGTATCATCTCACAGGCGAGGAGACGGCAAAACTCAATGAGTATATCTCCAACGTTAACAGTCCGTTTTTCAGTATCACGCTCCTTGATGAGACATTTCAGGAAAGCACTTTTGACGTTTATGCAGGCGACCCAACTTATGAAGTTTTCGGCTGGGACGAGAACAAGCAGTTCTGCAAAGGCGTTGCGGTGGACTTGATAATGCAGTAAAGGGGGCGTTTGAATGTACAAAACAGGGGAGCTTGTGGCTCAGCGTATCGAGAGCTATTGCCGTACTTGGAGGTTGTGGATAGAGAATGCAGAGGGCGTTATATCAGGTGACAGCATTATGTCAGCTGATAGCTCCATGCAGGCAACAAGCCTTTCCGATGACATCGAGCTGGGCGCAGTATGTTCGCAATCGTGGAACATGACCATAAGTGACACTGAAACAGCGTTTCTTGGCAAAGAGTATGACACATATCTGTATCTCGTAGACTACGAAACTAGAGGCATACTTTCAGACGAAAAGATACCAATGGGACGTTTCACCTGCGTTAAGTCGAAAAAGTCGGGTGGCAGTGTTCAGCTGACAATGGCGGACAGACTGTACTTTTCGGATAAACCATATGTGCCGCATATCCCTATGCCAAACTGGAATAAAGCCGTTGAAGACGACATTTGCAGACAGCTTGGCTTGCAGAACGGCAATGATTATACAGAGGTGCGACTACTGCGTGACAAGAACGGCAGAAGGCTGATAGATAAGAACGGCAAGGTGCTGTACTCAAAGTATTTCTATTTCAAGGTCAGCTCAGTGCCAAAGGACGTGACCATGCGGCAAATGCTGTCTTACCTTGCCTCAGCTCAGGGGCAGTTCGGGTATGTTGACAGGTACGGAAAGTACGTCCGAAAGTGGTATGGCAAGAGCGTGAAAACGTTGGATAACAATACGATAGACCTGCCTACGCTGTCAGAAAGGCAGAACGCTATCGTGGGCATTATCTGCAAGGTCGGTGAAGATGTAACGCTGTCGCTTGGTGTGACAGATACCACGCAAGGACGTGTGTTGGAATTTGAAAATCCATACATGACAGAGTCTTTGCTACAATCTCTGTGGCGCAGGATAGGAGGCTTTTCGTGGTACACCACTGAGCTATACCACAGACTTGGTGACCCACGTTTCGACATAGGTGACGTGGTGACCTACACCAACGGCACAGACAGCTATGATATACCGATAACAAATTTAGGATTTACCTTTGACGGCGGACTTTCAGCAGACATTTCTGCGGTAGGTCTGAGCGTTGAAGAACAGCTTTAAGGGGGCGAGATAATGGCTGATGAAAATTTGACATTGGCGCAGGATATCACTGAAAATGACTATCCTATGCAACACGCAGGTGAGGAAATCGATGAGATATTGAGCCGAGCCGGCAAGATACACTATGGCACTGTGGAACACAAGATGACGGGAGTAAATGCGCTGATGAGGATACCGCTTGGACTGAATTTTGTGCCTAAGCAGGTTATAGCAACACTACGGCAGACAGACGCACCAACACCATACAAGACGTTCTGCACCCACGTTAGTGGTTCGGGAAAGTCGTACTATCTGAACGTCTGCATGGGAGCAAATAACGGGTCAACAGTGGAAAACGTGCCAACAGGAACATACTATGTTGACTATATTGCAATAGAGTAAAGAGGGGTGATTAAATGACGATAACATTAAATTCAGACTACGACGTAACTCTAAGCACAGCCCTTTTGGGCTATGTCGGTGAAACAAATGCCCGCCCTGTGTCTGTCGAAGGGCTGACAGTAGACGGTGCAGACCGCTATGTGCTGACTATCGACTATGGCGACGGCACTGCCTACGAGATCGATATCACAGGCGGACAGTGGACGCCAACAGCAGATATACTGCGGTCAGCGCAGACAGTCAGCTGTCAAATATGTGCGAAAAAACTGTCAGGTGATGAGTATATATTAGTTAAAAAATCACGAATTTTCCGCCTGCGTATCGGTGCAGCTATCGGCGATGTTGCCGTGCCGTCACCTGACGTGGCTATGGACGCACTGGACCGCATAGGCGCCATAGGTAAACAGGCGCACGCAGATATGCAGACAGCCGTCACCGCCGCAGAAACAGCGACAACGTCTGCTGAGGACGCAAAGAAATCTGCCACAGCCGCAGGAGTATCAGCCGATACGGCAACGCAGGCGGCAAGCCGTGCTGAGACCGCAAAGGCGGCGGCTGAAACGTCCGCAACACAGGCAGACACCGCCATGCAGGGTGCAGAAATCGCACGTCAGCAGGCGGTCACTGCACAGAACGCCGCAAAGATATCCGCAGCCCAAGCATCAACGGCGGCACAGCAAACCACAGCTGATAAGAATATAACAGCAGGCTACGCTAAAACTGCTAAGACCAATGCTGACAGCACTGCGGCAGACAGACAGGCGGTGCAGGAAATGGCGGAACAGGTCACGGTTGACAAGGCGACAGTGGCAGAAAATGCCGCTAAGGTCGCAGAAGACAGAACAGCCGCTGAAACCGCTGCGCAGACAGCACAGGCGGTGGCTGACAGTTTGCCTGATGATTATGTGACGGCTGTCGGGAAGATAGCCGAGAATACAGCTGAAATAGCTAACGTAAAGCTGACGGATAAAGAGTTGCAAAGGCGTGTGGACGCACTGTATTCCATCGGTCAGGGTGTGACCCATAAATTTGAAACGGACAGCGAAACGGCGTATCAGAAAGCAGTGCCTACAGGTGGTAAGCTGATGAGCGTGAAGTCAATAGGCGGTCATTCTGAGGTCATTGACGGGGAAATTGTTAGTGCTGGGGTGACAGAGGTTGTGGAGCAGGGACGAAATTTGTTTGATGTTGAAAAATGTGCAGCATTAGGTCTGTATTACGGTTTTGAAATTGACACAAATAAAACACTACAAATAGCCCTGAAAGACGAAAAAACGTGTCCGACAAATGTGTCGTTTGGAATTGTGTATGTTCATGGCAACACAATGGCAAACTGGCTGATTACATCGAATGGTGTCAGAGAAACTATAACAAATTCTAGGGATATGACCGATTCAACACAAATTATGGTGGCATGTTATCCAGGTAACAAAGAAACCATGCAATCAATAGCTGACGCATTTGATATAATGCTTGTGGATGGTATATACAAATCAGATACCATGCCAGCCTACGCCCCCTACCACAGCAACGTTTACCCAATCCCAGAAACCATTAGGGCACTGCCTGGCTACGGTTGGAGTGCAGGAACGGCACGAAACTACGTTGATTATGAGAATAAACGATACGTTCAGTGCGTGAGCAGCGTTGATTTGGGGACGCTGGCATGGTCATATCGACCCGAACAGCAACGATTCTATGCGATTGCTGATAGTATAACAGGAAAATTTTCTGAATCGTTCGGAATCGTTCCAAATATAGTTGTCGCAAAATATGACATAGTTTGTTTCAATGATATAACGACTAAAACCGATAACATGAAGGCTTCTGCGGTAAAAACAGCAAATGATTATATAACTATACGGAACACCGCCTACACCGACGCTACCGCATTCAAACAGGCAATGCAGGGCGTAATGCTATATTACGAATTGGAAACCCCTATCGTCACCGACATTTCAGACCTGATACCTGATGATTTTCTACGAAACGTTGAGGTCGAAGCAGGCGGTTCAATCACGTTCAGAAGCAGCAACGACAGCTATCGCATACCTGTTCCGAATGAAGAAGAGTATATCGTGAAACTATCAGAAGTGGGAGATACAACATGACGGAGCTACAGAAGAAAATGATGAAAGCCGCAGGGCTGACGGAAGATAATTTCAGCAAACCAAAGGTCACCGAGATAGACAGGATAAAGGCAAACGTCGATTTTCTGGCTATGCTGAACGGTGTAGAATTGGAGGTGAGCGGTGATGAGTAAGAACTACGTCAAGGTCAAGAGGTACTATGACAGCCGTTTGTGGTCGGTTGCTATGGTAAACGCCGCCGTCGGCAAGTGGATCACGGCTGAGGAGTATGAGATGATAACAAAGGAGGTATACCATGAAGCAGAAGTTAGCGAAACTCATTGATGTAAAGTCCATTGTAACACTGTTCTTGACAGCGGTGTTCTGCGTGTTGGCACTGCGCCGCACGATTTCAGCAGATCAGTTCATCACGGTGTTTACTGTGGTGATATCGTTCTATTTCGGCACGCAGTCAGCCAAAAGAAAGTCAGGTGATGATGAGTGACGGAAGCGATAATAGTCGCACTGATAACGGCGGCTTCGGCGGTAGTGTGTCAGATTGTCATAGCATCTAACAGCCGTAAGACTATGCAGCAGGCGCAGTATGATAGCCAGAAAACGATACAACAGGCGCAGTATGATAGCCAGAAGCTTATCGAGTACAAGATAGACAAGCTGTCTGAGCGTGTGGACAAGCACAACAGTGTTATTGCTCGCACCTATAAACTGGAACAGGATTATGCTTTGATTGATGAGAAAATCAAGGTGGCTAATCACAGGATTGATGATTTAGAAAGGAAGTAATTTTATGGCAAAGACATTCAAGGGTATTGACGTTTCACAGTATCAGCAGAGCATTGACTTCAAAAAGGTAAAAGCTTCGGGGGTCGATTTCGTTATCATTCGTGCTGGCTTCGGCAAGTACGCAAATCAGAAAGACCCATATTTCGAGAGCCACTACAAGGCAGCTAAGGCGGCAGGGCTAAAGGTCGGTGCTTACTGGTACAGCTATGCGGCAACTGTCGCTGAAGCAAAGGCAGAGGCTCAGACCTGTATCAACGCTATCAAGGGCAAGACGTTTGAGTATCCGATATACTTTGACCTCGAGGAACGTTCACAGTTCGCAAAGGGCAGAGCATTTTGCAACAGCCTTGTCAAGACTTTCTGCAATGCACTTGAACACGCAGGCTACTGGGCAGGACTGTATATTAGCCGTTCGCCTTTACAGCAGTACATATCTGCCTCTGTTGCCAAGAGGTATGCCCTGTGGGTCGCTGAGTACGGCTCACGCTGCAACTACGGCGGAACATATGGTATGTGGCAGTACAGCTCCACTGGCAGAGTCAGCGGTATCAGCGGCAATGTTGATATGGACATCTGCTATGTGGACTATCCTGCGAAGATCAAGGCGGCAGGGCTGAACGGCTTTAAGAAGCAGGCTATCAGACCGACTAGCAAGCCGACTACAAGCTCCACAAAGAAGACAGTAACTTATACTGTAAAGCGTGGAGACACGCTCTCGGGCATCGCACAGCGCTACAAGACCACTGTTGCGAAGCTTGCTAAGAATAATGGTATCAAGAACGCTAATCTCATTTATGTTGGGCAGAAAATTAAGATTAAGTAGGTAGAATTTCAGCCGACAGGGATTATTCCTTGCCGGCTGATTTTGTTTGCGTATAGATAAGGACTTTTTAACAAATAAACAGAACAGCATACGTACAATATTTTAAAATATATTATTTATTATTAAAATATTTACTTATGTGGCTGTGTACAAATACTAGAAAACATGTTATAATATACTTAAAATATTATAAGGAGTTGAGTACT